AAGATAGTTTGACAACCCCTGCTGTTACACCAGCAAATTGAGCCGCTGTTGGGTCACCAATAATAAACGTTGCAACCGTTGGGGTAAGTGAGGGAGATGAAAGGTTTTCGGTGTAATGCCCCGGCGCAATGTAAACCGTATCGCCACTAGCCATACCGGATGCGCTGAATACTTTTGCAATGGTTGCCCACGCGAGTCCAGTGGTAGACCCTAGCCCGGTGTTGCTGTTATTGCCATCTGGCCTTACATAATACGTTGCCATTATTCAGCGGTTCCTGTCACGATTTCCTGCGCCATAATCACCGCAAATTGGTTGCTATATTGTTGCTGGAATGCAACATCTTGTGTAACCCACCAAGTGAAAATAGATGTTCCATCAGGCCCAAACGTTCCGAGCAGGTTGCCTTCGTTGTCAGTAATATCACCAAAAGCAATCCAGTCACCCGGTACGTTGGGGTTAGGCTCCAGCCTGTAGTTTTGCAGATTCATTTTCCAACCTTCAGGCTGTTCACTTGCGTACCCTTGAACGGCATCGTGAGGAACGCCAGCACACTAGACAACGCAGCGGAGACACCAGCCGCTACCGCCTTGCTGCCGTAGAGTGCCAGCACTGCGCCAAGCTCGCTGAGGTCGTGTGCTTCAGCGGTACGGATGCCATCACCGAACACGCTGGTGAAAGCAGCTACAAAAGCCACGATCACAACGACCACTAAACGTTTGATTGAAATGCTGTTCATCTTTGTATGATTGCCTCCAACGCGCTGACCTTGTTCTCGAGTTTACCGAGTCGTTGCTCGATGCGGCGCACTTCCTGCTGTTGTCCATCGAGCGTCGAGATGATGTGTGCCACCTGAGTCTCCAGGCGCGTCAGCCTGACCTGCAATGCCACCCAAGCGGCACCGATTGACACTGTCGTGATAAACGCCTGTATACCGATTTGGACCCACATCTCAGGACTCATACATACACCCCATCAATAACTTCACTCATATCATGGTGCGATGGACTCGAAGCTTGCACCACGCAGTGGATATACGTGCGGTTGCGTGCGGTTTTGCGTGCTGTTGCGTGCGCTACCCGTTTGTCCTGGCTCGGAGTGCGATGGTTTGACTGACTGCGTTCGTGTGACCGTAGTCTGATCCGATGACCTCGTAGTATGGTGCCAGGTTTTGAGGATTGCCGGAGGTGTATATCCTGTCATCGGCCTTGACTTCGATGTCTGGTGAGCATGTCAGCGTCCATGTACCGGACTGTTCAATCATGCCACCGACCACGCCTTCGGTATCGCCCGTGTTCGATATCGTGCCACGAATCTCAGCGACCTGTATCCAGTGTTGTGACACGCCACCGATGCCATCCGGTTGATTGACGGTTCTCCAGATCGCGACACGGTCCGCATACGAATACGCCTGAATCGCGTTCTTGAGCGCTGTGCTGTACGCTGCTGGAATCATACGAACACCATCGGGCTGAAGCGCTTAGCCTGGTCGAGACAGTGCTCACGGAGCACGGCCATCTTCGCATCGACTTGACCATCCTTGACATCGATGAGGTGCGTGATGCTGGACGCTTTGCGAATCCAGCCCTGTCGCGCAGCTGTGCGGATGTCATAGCGCTCGACGTTTGCGGGACCGATGTCCTGCCACAACAGGTCACCTGATCCATCATTGACGCTGTAGCCGGTTGTCCTGGTCCACTGTGGGAACTGTGGCTCCGTGGCGCTCGATGTCCCTGCAATGACGCACTGGTAGAGTCTGCCATTCGCGACAGTCGGAATGACAATGTCGCCGACGACGAAGGCTGTGGATGCAGACCAGACAGCCCAGCGAGCGTGATCGTCTACGAGCTGCTGTAGCGCGGTGCTGTCGAGGAACGGATACTGATCTGATGCGACCATCCACGCGAGACGGTCCAGTGCTTGAGTTCGAGTGAGTGGCATGTGTGCTTCCTAAAAGAAAAAGAGGAACGGGATACCCCGCTCCCCTTTGTGGACGAGAGTCCTACAGACTAGCTGGCGCTGGCCTGAAGAACGATGAGCGAACCAGGAACCTGTGATGCGACAGTCGCATTGACGTTTCCAACGTCGAAGGCGTTGAACGCATAGCGCTCGGTTGCCTTGAACGTCAACGCGTCCTCGATGAACTTGACCTGATCAGAGACCTCAACGCTCACGCCACGGCGATCGCCGAAGGCCACGCCCTTGGAGAGATCTCCGAGGACTGCGAGGTCGACGCTTGCTCCGGTAGCAGATGGCATGTTCTGAACGAAGCTGATCGGAATACCGAACAGTGTTGGCTCAGTGCCATAGGCATTTTGGATGTCCATGATGGCGTTTCCACCGAGTGCGATGAGCTTGTCGGCGCATCCGTTGTAGAACACGGACTTATGCATGAACCAGCGAGGATTCGTGGCATATGGCTGAAGCTTCGCGACCATCGACTGCCAGTTTGCGAGCGTCAAGCTCGAAAGTGCGGACGATGAACCAGAAGCACCAACGACCATCGATGCGATGTTCGCGTATGTTGCAGACAGTCCCTTGATCTTTGGCATGATTCCAGTGATGGAACCATAGGTGCTCGTACCATCGCCCTGGAATGCAGCGAGGTCTTCAGCAGATGCGAGGCCGTATGCGAAGTCCTGCGCCAACATTGAACCAAAGTCGATGACCGTGTCTTCGTTCAGTTCCTTCGAGACGATTGTCAGGATAGCGAGTTTCTTCGCCAACAGCTGTACTTGGCTGAAGGTGACGTCACTGGCAGTGATGGCCGTTGCTTCACCAGGGTAATAAGTCGTGGTGCTGGTCGATGCGTTGGGCACGTTGAGAGTGTCAGACGTCATCGGATAGATGCGGCTGTATTTACGAGCGACGCCGTATTCGTTACGTAGCCAGATCAAGCTGGACGAAACGATTTCAGGAACCGTGAAGCCACCTTCACTGTTCGTGCCTTCGGTCTGTGACTTGATGCCATTCTCTGCACACCACTTGGCTGCTTTGGCGTTGCCAAGAACAGAACCACGGATCCACTGTCCAAATGCATAGGCCTTGAAGTTTGCTTCGTCACGGTTTCCTGGGAACGGGTTGCGTGTTACTCCGCCAGATTTCCATGGCTCATGCTTTGGCGCTTCGGCTGCGACAGGAGCAGGAACGGATCCGAACTCCTTGAGCATGTCGATGCGCTCAGAGAGAGACTTTGCGGATTGATGAAGGCGATTAGCTTCGGACATGTCGCCGCCGTTGATGAGGACTTCTTTTGCAGCTGCGATAGTAGACTGTCGCTGTGCTTCGAGTTGTTCAATATTCATTAGGATAACTCCAGGATCATGAGCTGGCGGAGGAGAGCGTTCTTCGCTTCGTCCACTTCGCTCGGTTGGTCGACGATAATAACATCTTCGCTCGACGCTTCATCCCGAAGCTCGGACCAGATGGTTTTTGCGAATCTTAGCGACTCGCTACGTGAGAGACGAACTGCATCCCGCAGACGTCGCTCCACTTCTCGGATGGATGTTGGACGCTCGAGCATAGCCTTAAGGCTTTGTGCTTCCGCTGCCGGATCCTTTACTTTGCTGTTCAGTTCCTTGGCACGAACTGCGAATGCATCGATGATCGCATCCACATGTCCACTGCCGAGTCCACTGTCATATGCAGCTGTAACACCTGCACAGAGACGCTCGTAGAGCGCCTCAAGTCCTTCATGGACCATTTCCTTGTCAAGATCGCCGTAGACGTTCTCAACGAAGGTCGCCACGTCTTCACCAGGCGCGACTGGAATCATCATCTCTTGTTCTTCCATAGCATAACCTTCCATGTCGCCATACATGTCTTTTAGACTTTTGACCATGTTCATCGGTTCGGCAGGTGTCGGTGTGAGCGATGCCTCACCGATTGGCCAGCGTGTGATTTCATAGCGACCATCGGCCACCTTCTTGCGCTCGACCATGTGACCCGTGGCGCCGCTGGAATATCCAAGCTTGCCAGACTTCGCGAGTTCCTGGATCATCTTCTGATACTGGTCAGCCATCTCGACCTGCGATTCGTACCAAAGACCCTTGTCGTCCATGGTGATGTAGCCGGTTCCGATGCGTGACTTACCGATGGTTTTGTCCTGGCCGTGATGATAGTAGAGGTTCATCGGCACTCTCTCACCAGACTTAATCGGTCGTCCGAAATCAGTCGACGCAGTGAAGTAGTCACCCTCGAGGTCAGCGCCACCGAAGCGCACCAGGTAACCACGCACACGACCGGAATCGTCTGCCTTGATTGCATCACCGAAGGATACCAAAGTCTGCATCATAACTCCTTGACCGGCACGACCACTGCCTGTGGTCCCCACTCCGCGTTCGGTACTACTTTACCGAATGCCGAGAGAGGTGTACCTGTCTCCCACAAACGATATCGCGAAGGTCCTAAGACCTGCCGACGCTCCGCTTCACTCAACATCCTGAACTGCTCTTCCTTGTCCGGCATCTCTTCCGGTTCATCGAAACTGCCTGGGGGCAGTCCTGCGAGTTCACTGTATGTCGGGCAGATTGGAATGACCGTACATCTACAGTTTGGATGCGAAGGTACAACATCTGCAACAGGATTCGGATCTCCGTGCAGTGACCAGCACACTGGACACACGTTCACATCACCCGCTGATATGCGGCGCCAGCCACGAACGATGCTCAGGTTCGCCTCGAAAGTCTGTCGCTGTGCTTCTCTGTTAGCACGAATCATCTCTGTCCGTGCGATGGTAGCAGCTCGTGAAGGAGCGAGAGTTTCGTACGTCCTCGACATCCTTCGTGCGACCTGAAGCGGATTGAGACCCTGCGCGATGCCGATGGTGACATGGTCCAAAGCAAATGGACCGATGGCATCGAACAGCAGACCTAGCGGTGAGCCGTCAGCGGCGAAGCCGACCACGTTCGTTATCGCTTCGACAGGGAGCCGATTCCACATCAGATCAGCGGTGAGCGACACCGACGAAGGAACACCCGCGACTGCTCGCACGAGATCCTGCTGGATGTCAAGTGACAGCTGTATGGCGCGTCGTTGTCCGTTCGTGGCGATGTCGGTCGCCTGTGGCGCCCATCGAGCGACTTCATCAGCCATCTGCACATTGAGCGCCTCGAGGCGGAGCATGTACTCGGTGAGACCACTGATGTCCTCACCTGCTGCGTGTGCCTCCTCGATGGCGGCTGTCACCGCTTCGAGGCGCTTGAGGTTGTCAGCCTGCAGAACACCGTAAGTCCTGCTCATCTCAGCGAGAGCAGCGTTCTCACGGTATCGGAGCTTGTTCCTGTAGCTCTCGTTGACTTGATAGATATCAGGCATCGGTGTCAGTCAACTCGTATCCGTAGTATGGATGGTACGACTTCCCGTTTTCCTTCGGTGCCATCTTCTTCAGGATCTCTTTGCGCGCTGCTGTCGACCAGCGATATCCAGCATCGCCGCCCCATGCGGCCCATGCCACACGACCAGCGGACGGATAACCATCCTCACCTGGTCGGAATCCTTCAGCCTGTTTGTCTACTTCGTGACGTCTGAAAAAGGAGTACATGCGAAGGACAGTCGACTCACTGAGTTTCTCGCCATTGATAATCTGGTTTGCTCTCGCCCATGCCACGGCTGTGCCGCCATCACGACCAGCATCACGCCACTCGATGGCGCGCTGTGCTTCTTCCTTCATGTCCTTCGACGGGATGAACTTCAGCCCTGGCTCAGATGCATCGTCGAATGCTTTGGTCTCTTCCTGGCGAACTGTGACAGGCAACAGACCGAGGTGCTGGATAGAGTTCAGACCGACAGCCTGGAGTGCCGCTTCTGGTTCAAAACCAGCACGAATCAAAGCACCGGCAGCGCCGACCAGCTTCGCAGTCTCATCGGCAGTTCGAGCTGTCGAGACTGGCGCAGCATCAGGGACCAGAAGTTCCTGCGCGCCGATTTGCACAGGGACCGCTGTCGGATGGTAATAACCTTCGTCATCATCCGAAGGCGTCACACCAGCGACACGCTTCGCGGTTGCTAGGTCCACGATGCCACTCTTGTAGAGTCGCTCCGCTCTCTCTGCGTCCTCATTGAGGTCAGCCTGGAGAGATGGCACATTCGCCACGTCGAACTCAAGGTAGTCGCCTGGCTGCGTTTCTTCGTAGTCTGGTAGCAGTGCGATGGTGAGCGCTTCTGACATCTGGCGCATGAGCGGAATCATCCCGTCAGTCCAGGCGCTTCGCGTTGCTTGCTCGAGATTCGAATAGGTTGCGCGCTCGAGGCCGCTGCCGAGCTGTAGGACCAGCGGATTGAGACCAAGAGCTGCACACACGCGCTCCTCCGGTTTGCGGCGGATCTCGTCGAACGCCATCTCACTTGGTTTGTGGCTGACCTGCTCGACCTTGAATGGTCCAGTCATCACCAACACGCTGCCGGCATTGTCGCCAGTGAAGTCCTGCTGTAGTTTCCGCTTTGTCTGTCTGGC